GCCTTGGGGGCCACCGTTGCGGGCGACCGGGATGATCGCGCCAGGGGTGATCTTGACCGTGTTGGGGTTGAGCACCCCATCGTCGGCAGCGGTGTAGACACCAGCGACCGCCAGGCTCGCGTTCTTGAGCAGGAGCTCGATGGTCTTGTTGAGGGTCTTGATGTCTGGCAGAGCCGTCATCAGCGGGCCGCGCCCATAGATCTCGCCAGCCACCTTCATGTAGCGGGAGATCACCCAGGGGCTCGTCTTGCGGCGGCGGTAGACGAGCTCCTCTTTGCCATGCTTCCAGATCACATGGTAGCAATAGTCCCCACGCTTGGGATCGTGGATGGTGGCCTCGAGGAGCTCAATGTCCTCGGTAGGCTTCTCCTCAATGACTCGCTGCAGGGCATCCGGGATCTTGGCATCTGGCCACTGGCGCTGGATCGACTCGGCCTTCATCCGCATCCGTCGATACACATTATCCACCTGGCCATTGGCCCCCTCCTCGTAGCTGACCAGGAAGAGCGGCACGGGGACAAAGTTGATCGGGGTCACATCGTCGCCAGGCTGCACCATCATGCAGGCGGTTCCAACGGCCATGTCGAGCAGGAATTCACCGATGGCGATGTCAAAGTTGGACTGCTTGAGCACCGCGAACATCTTGTCGCTGTAGGAGTCGAGAACCTCTTGCGCCTGGCCACGGCGATCCATGGGGATCATGGGGCCTGGCTCGAGGCGCGACCACTTGCGCTGGGGCGGGAAGACCACCGACTGCAGGCGGTTGGCGAAGCGCTGGGTGCTGTTGATGGCCGTCGAGTCGAAGACCCGCTGCATCTTCTTGGATCCCGTGGCGCCGCCCTCCCAGACCCCGTACAGCTGGCGCTGTGGCAGGGCGAACTCGTAGGCATCCTGATACAGCTGCTGGAACTCGTCCTTCTTGGTCTGGGCGATGGCCTGCCGCTTGATGATCTGGTCTGGGGTCAGGCGCATCCCGCCTGGTGCTGTCTTGTCGTATTCCATGTCAGTCTTTCTCTAGCTTGTATTTGGCCAGCAGGTTGCGGCCCTTGGCGGCAAGGCGAGCGGCAGAGGCTGCGGTGCGTGGCACGGGCTCACCCCATGCGTTCGCGGCCAGCGCCAACCTGGTCGGCTCACCCTTGTCATTGACCAGCGGGCCACTTGGGTTGGTGTAGAAGCGCGTCAGAAACGATCCCTTGCGGCGAGCCTTCTCGCCAGTTGGACTCGACTCCTTGACCCCAGGCTGCAGGTTCTTGCTCTCTCCAGAGCGCTCGAACTTGCGCCGACCGGCCTCGGTCAGTCCACCCTTTGGGTCTTCGTACTTGCTCACTTTTTCCCTCTGGCCGCAGCCATGTTGTCGATCAGGTTGGGATATGGACGGCCAGCCTTCTGCGCCCGGCGCATTGCCATGCGCTTCTGGCCAGCAGACAGCTCCTTAGATTTGCCAAGGTCTTTGGGGCGTGGCTTTTCCCAAACTTCTTTTTTCACGATTCCTCTTCACTTAGAAGATAGTTGGCCAACAGGGTGCGCTCCTTGCGAGTCATCGAGTACCCTTTCTTTAGCTTCTGGCCAAGCGCAATTTTTTGCTCGTCCATCAGCTCTTCCATGTCTTTTTCCATGGGCTTTTTCTCGCCGTTCTTTTCGCCGTTCTTTTCTATGGAGATTTCAATTTTCATGGTGTTGCCCCATCCATCAAGCCGCCCTTGCGCTTGCGTGACTTCATGCGCTTGGCTTCCGACATGGCGATGGCGATAGCTTGCTCGCGGCTCTTGACCACTGGGCCACCCTTGCCAGAGTGCAGGGTGCCCTCCTTGTATTCGCCCATCACCTTGGCGATCTTTTTGTCGGGGCTCATTGCATTGCCCCCATGTCAGTGCCACCACCCAACACGCCGACCTCTGGGTTCAAGCGGGCATCGGATAGAAGAGCTCGACGGCCACCGCGAACACGGGCGCGAATACGGCCAGACTCTCGCTCTGCCATATCCCGGCGCTGTGCCTCGAGCTCCTCGGCACGCTTCTTGGCCTCTGCTTCCATCTGAGCTTTTTCCTCTGCGTACCGTTTCTGCTCTGCTGCCAGGCGCTCACGGGCTGCTGCTGCCGCCGCCTCCTGTGCGCGTGTCTGAGCCTCCATCTGGGATTGCATCGCTGAAGCATTTTCCTGGGCGATCTTTGCTTGCTCTGCTTGTTGGGCTTGAGCAGAAGCGGCCATCGACTTGGCCTCCTGGCGAGCCTTGTTCGCGTCAATAGCTGTCTTCACAGCTGCGAATGCAGTTAATGCGGGTAGGATTGGTGCTGCTGCAGCCATTAGATACTCCTTGAATAAATGAAGTGATTGAGCTCCGGATGGCCGTATATCGTGAGCTCACCATGCAAGCTGAACCCCAATGCAACAGCCCAATCCTGGGCATCCGTTCTGGCTGAGTTTACAAACATCTGAACAGTCCCCAAACCCATGTATACCGCCGCGATAGATACCACACGCCGCACTGCGCGGGTCAGCAGGAGAGGGTGGATGTGCTTGCGCTTGCGGTCGATGACGGCCCAGACCTCGCCAATACCGCGGCCATGGTCAATCAGTCCAACGGCGCACAGAAGCACGCCATTGATCTCAAGCATTCCAGACAGGCCTTTGGCAGCATTGTGGATAACTCTGGCTGATGTTTCATCGTCGAGGTCATCCTGCAGCTCGTGGAGCCTGTCTGGCGCGAACGGTATCCACCGAGCGCCCTTTGGCAGCGGCATGAGGTTGGCCTGGTCGTAGATCATCCGAAGATGTCGAAGTCAGTATTGGCCACAACCATCTTGGGTGCCTGGCCACCAAGGGTCGGCTGACGCACCATGCGGTTGTACTCGCCGCCACCTAGCATCAGGTAGCCGAACGAGTCGCCAATGTGCGAGTGCTCGTTCTTGTTAGGGGCATCCCTAAAGCGCTCCTGGCCAGATCCGATGGATACTCGCTTGAAGTGATAGCCGCCGCCCAACGCCTTGCGGAGGAGCTTGCATTTCCGATTCACAATGAGCCCAGGCTGTCCCTGGATCAGCCGTTGCATGGGCGCGGCAGCAGCCTCGCGGCGCACCTTGAAGTCGTTGCTGGCGGTGGGCTGGGCACGCAGGCCGAGCGTCCGCAGGAACTCAAAGCTGGTCACCTCGTAGATCGCATCCCGCGCCTGGCCAGCCGGGTCGCCCCACAGCAGGATCTGGTGGTTGGGGTACATCTCATTCAACATGGCCAGCAGCTGGTGGCCAAACCGCTCGAGCCCCATGTCGAAGGTGACGATCTCATCGTGGATCACCCAGCGCCCATTGGGCAGTCGCTGGCCAATCGTCGCGGCAGGAGTCAGTCCGAAGTCGAGGCCAACCTGGATCGGCACGGTCGGATCGACCGCGGTGTCCCCGCTCATGGTGCTGTCGTCGTACTCTGGCCAGACCGGGCGACCCTCCTGCACATAGGTGTAGAGGCCCCCTGCGTAGCAGCGGATCCAGTCCAGGTTCTTGCCCAGCAGCATCTGGGGGTAGTAGCCAGCAGGCAGGTTGTGCAGGTTCTCGGCCTGCGGGTTGATCTTCCACCACTTGCCGGCAGAGAACACATGGTCGTTGGCCTCGGGGTTCTCGGGCAGATCATCCGGGTTGGCTTCCATCACGCCGCCTGGCTGCTTCCAGAACTTCCAGGCATACGGGCCGGTCATGCGCTCCTTCTCGGCCATGTTGTGCCACCAGTGGTCGTCATCCATAGGGTTGGTGTCCATGATGATGCCGTGCCAGGTAGCGCCCCCATCGCGCTTGGTAGGGTAGCGGCCAACACGGTGGGTGAGCCCGTCGATCACAGCCTTTGGCAGTTCTCGCGCCTCGTTGACCCAGGCACCCGTGAGCTCGAGCGAGAGCAGCTTCCTGACATCCTTTGGCTGGTCGAGCGCCAGGAAGATGACCTCCATGTCGATCCCAGCCGCGCCATCGCGGGCAGGCAAGCGGATGTGGTGGGTGATCGGCGGTGTCCACAGCATCGGGCCAAAGGTGGACTCAGGAAAGAGATCCAGCCAGGTCTTGATGGTGGTGGTCTTCAACATCGGGTACGAGTTACGCACCACAGCCCAGCGGCTGTATTTGATATTGTCAATCGGGGATGGCTTCTGCTGGACAGCCTTGATGAAGATCTTGCTGGCGCAGCCGTAGCTCTTCCCAGACCCCACAGGCCCCATCAGTCCCTGCACAAAGGCGTTGGATTTGATGAAGTCGTAGATGACGGGTGAGCGTGAGAAGTCCAGGTTCAGCCCTGCCGAACTGACGGCCTTGTCTGATTGCTCTTTGGTACGGGCCATCGTGTTGCTCTCTTTCTTCTCGGTTCATTAGATCGTTCTGCCGTCCTTGAGGGCGACATCCTTTGCCAGCCTGTCGGTGCCAGGCTTCTTGGTCAGCACGATATACATCGGCTCCTTACCTGCCTTTCGTAGCTTCTCGACCATCTTGGAGCCAGCGCGGCGCAGCTTGGCCTCGCGCTCAAGCTCCTGGCCGATCTTGCTCGGTCCGCTGTAATCGAATGCGGCGCTCATGTGTTCTTCTCCTTGAGTTTGGCTTCTGCCCACCATACGGCAGACTCAAACGCCTGTTTGTCTACCCAACTTTGTCGCTGTCCTTCATCAATCTCCTCATCCGTCAGCCCCTGCCATTCACGCTTGGGTGGGGTGGTTGCTTTGCCAGTGGTATTGCAAGTATCACAATGAATCCACGAACCGCAACCCATGTAGATGCGGCCTAATCCTTTGCAGGTGTGACACTCCACAGGCTCTGGCTCTGGTTGTTTCAATGCCTTCCCCCTTGCTCGGATGGCGGCGTTCATGTGTTTTTTAAGCAGCGTGCTCACTGTGGCTCCTTAATTTGATAATCCTTAAACACAACCCCCTTGCTTGCATCACCCTTCCAACACTCCTTAACCCACCCTCGTTTGCCAGACTTGTAGGTTCTCCAGTGCCCTCTAACTTGATGCCTGCGAGGACTCGCGTGTGTCCCGCCTTGCGGGTCGTTCTTGGATTTTGGTGGCGCAATCTCAACCGTATGCCAGTCAAAAGTCAACGCCGATTTGCCCTTGGCCATGCGTTTTTGATTGATAAAAGTGCGCTGTGGTGTAGGACGGTAGGCTTGCGCCTCTCCCGCCAGCTTCAACAGTACGGCATAGACCATGCGCAAAACAGGCAAGATTTCATCTTGTGTGACTTCCTTACCGTGGTTGTAATACCGCATCCCTTCACTCGTCAAAATATATGCAAATGGCTCAAAATACTTTGTTGGCGAAATGGTGCATCCAGCCACGGTCACGCTGTTTTCTCCAGAAGTCAGCCATAAACTGAACTTTCTGTTCTTGCTATCAACGCCTGCAATTCCCGTCCGTTTGAACGGTAGGTTCATGACAACAGCTGCC